CCAAGATACTTTTATTTGTGAGTTGTTTACATTTTTTTTATACTTATCACCATTCTTTTTAATCATGGTCACAATGCCTTGTAAGTTTGCACCATGCATTACATATTCTTTACTATCACCTCTGTCGTTAGAAACAACAATATCTTTAATATGTTCATCAGCTTCTAATTTACTCATACCACCATATAACATAGGTTCATATGTCATAGCAGGTACTTTAGTCCAATCTCTAAAATAACATGGTATCTTTTGTGCTACATCAGCATGATAAATTTCATGCATAATACCATAATCAACAGCAACTATAACATCTGGCATAAAATCTCTATATAAAGCATTACAACCATATATCGTACCATGTTTTCTTAATTTTTCTAAATCAAAACCTATTCTACTTTCACCGTTACCTACACAAAAAACTTTTTTAACCATAATAAAAATTTAAAATACCCATAGAGTAAATTACAAATGATATTGCATTTAAAACAATTAAAGCTCTATCATGCCATAACATTCCTACAATAAACCAACCAATAAAACCGAGATTAGCAATGTATAAATTTAAAGGAAATATATTTACAGAGGTAAATAGCATGGCAACTATTAAAGTTAAACTACTTGCCCATTTTACATACCAAGATAGGTCACCTTTTGGTGTAATTTTTTTAAATACTCTTGTAGAATTTAATTCTTTTATTTTATCATCTAACTTTTTTTTAACTTCTTCAACCATTAAATACGTCTTTCATAATTAATTTTGCCTGTGTTTGATTATATAACACAAAAGGCTTCAACTTGGCAAGCGTAAGTGAGATTTTAGGCCATACAACTTTTTCACCAATTTCTTTATCCCATATCTTACTAAACGATAGTATTGCGTCAAGTATGATGGTGGTCTGGATGTGAATTTTCCTTTGTAAATGTAATCGTAAAACTCTAGGATGTTGTCCCATATGTACAGTAAAGCAATCATTAAAAAGAATAGAGCGGTTGTCAAGGTCATTGCGAATAGCCACACAATCGTTGCGAAAATGATAGTCAAATGACTCTTTATATTTTCTAAACTTGGTATAATTTTCAGCACCCTCATTGTTTATAACATTACCAATCCACTTATTACCGTCAACAGCAAAATTAGCAACAAAAAAATCCAATATGTCTCGTTCATTATATCTTTTAGATAATTTATGAAAGAAGTACCTATCTGGTCTTTTAGTAAAACTTTCCAACTTTGCCGTAACTCTACCACCATATTTGTTATAATCGTAATCGGTAGTAAAGTGGTTCTTAACTGCCAAATATGTTTTAAATACATCAAAGCCACCATACATTATAATTTGTACTCAAAATTTTGTGTCTCATCATTAATATGTACCTGTTTTGCGCCATTTTTAATATGAAAGTGTGTTGCCATTGGTGTTAATGGTGATAATGTCACCAATCTACTACAATGGTTTTTAATTGTCCACTCTCTTAATTTTTGTATAATTTCTCTGCCTGCACCTCGTTTTCTTGACCATACGGTATAAGCTACAGCAATGTTTCCTAAATTGTGTTTTCTTGACATATAATCCATTTCTCTTACAGTGTAAGGTACTTCAGGACAAAATGCAACACAAACAATTGCCTCAATCTCATCATTATATTTAAGGCCAAATATTTTTCTATTGTTTGAAATTCTAAAACCAAGAGTAAGTTCAGGTCTTACTGGATCCTCTGATACATCAATGTCGTCTAATTCAACTAACTCTGTGCCTTTGACCCATTTAAAAAAATCTTCAATCTTGTCTTTATACTTCATATAGGTAATTTACCTGTTTCTGGCATTTTAATTAAATTAGCCTTACTAGCTTCTACTTGTATTTTTTCTTTTAATGCTTTTGATATTAAACGGCCAACTGATTCGACCTCTATTTGATTATCTTCACAATAAAATAATATTGCGTCCATGTAAGTGATTGGTTTTTTATCTTTTACCACACCCTCTATAATTAAACTAAATTCTTTGCTATTCATACTTATAATATATCACTTATTGTAAAAAATGTAAAGCGTGGATTGTTTCTGTTACGAGGCACAAACCACAAAACCCTAAGCAGTTATTAAGCTGCTAATGCAAATGTATTATTGTTTGCGTTTAATTAGCATGAGAGGTTGCCACCTATTAATCTCTTACAATTTCCTTAATACCTGTCGAAACCTATATCAGCCCCATCAAAACTACATGAAAATTGTCTGTGTTAATCTTTTCATGTAGTTATGGTGGAGCTGGAGAGAATTGCACTCTCGTCCAGCGTATCTACTATAATTGTAGTCAACGACTAATTCTATGTCCTGATACCAGGAAATACTAACTCAAATGATCTGTACATCATACAACTTTCTGTTGCTGATGGTGATGTTAATACAGCTATAGTTTCTGTTTTATCATTATTAATAAAGTAACTTACCATAAAGACATTCATTCCATCTTTTCTAGAACCTTCTTTTCCTACTGATAAATTTTCTAATATAAATTCGTTATGCACTAGATATTCATTTATTGATTCTGTACTACCACAAACAACTGGTAATTGAGACCAATTTAGTCCATCATATTCTAGTGTTGGCTTATGGTCTGCTAATGATATATTAGTTGTAAATATACAAATTAACAAAAAGGCCAACATTAAGTTTTTTTTTATTTGCATGGTTGCTCCTTTTAGAGACCATTATGACTTTGTGCCTTTTGTCTTCTCTTCATAATATTTATAAAAACCTTTAATAGCATCGCCAAGTTTTTCTTTATAATCAGCCGTGTTCTTTACGAATGACTTGCATGAACCATCTTCACCTGCTTGTAAAATTACAATTTGTTCTATAGCTGTGTCAAATAGTTCTTCATACATAATTGCATAAGCAGTACATTGAATATAATAATTTTCATTCCAACTATCTACTCGTTCTTTATTAGCTGTCTTAAAATCGATTACAGATAACTTACCATTGTACTCTGCAATACAATCAACTTGACCTGCAATGGTCAATTTATGACTATACATTATTCTTTCTAATGCATGTATATTATCTATTTGATCCAAATAAGGTTTTAATAATCTAAACATGCCTAATGGCAACACATCACGAATTGATGGTACTTCACCTTTTAAATATTGTTCAACAAGAGTATGAGTAGCAGAACCTCTACGAGCTGCTCTATTCATTTCCCACTTGGCTGCCTCTTCACCAACATTTTTACGCCATGCCATAAGACCTGGTTTTGGTATAGCACCTAATACGGTTGTAACTGATGGATATGCCTTATCATCAACTTCATAAAACCTGAAGCCATCAATATTTTTACCCTTGGTAGTAGGGAATTTACTTTCATCTAGTTGTACAAAGTTTTTCTTAGTCATTATATTTACTTCCTTTTCAATTTATATTATATTATATACACTTTTCATTATATTGTCAAGCCTAGATTGATCTGTAATCTAACATATGTTCTTTTATCTTCTCCGAATTGCCTCTTAACTCTTCTCGGTCTTCTTTTCAGTTAGGAACATAGGACTCATAACAAGTCTTATTACTTTCATTCTTATATGCCCTTAATATTTGTTTACGGTTTTCACCATCAGCACGATAAGAACAATGTACCCATCCTGAATTAGGTTCATCTAAATTATGAAATTCCAATATCATCTGGTCAAATTCGCAACTTTCAGAAATCCATTTTACTAATTCTGCATTGCTCAATCCAAACACCTCGAAATCGGCCGCCTGGCCTTTAGCATGCTGTGAATTTTTACTTGAGCCTATTGCCTCACATAACTCTGGACTACGATACCCACTAGATATGGTAACTACTTTACCAAAATGGTCTCTAACTTTTTGTAATACATTTTCACACAATGATTTTAAAGCATTCATGTGGTCTTCACTAGGGTTATTACTAATACCCTTACGAACAGCTGTTTGTGAAGCTGTCATTTCTTTTAAACTAAAATTATTACTTAACTTCATTTATTTTCCTTTTGTAAGTTTTAACAACTTCTCTATCTGTGCCTTAATAATTGGCGATCTATTAGGCCAATGTATATAAGGTTCATCAGATTTCATAAGATTATATAGAAATGGTAATATTAACTTTTCTATTTCTTTAAATCTTTTTGTAACATCTTCACTTGCTAGTTCTTGTGTTACAGTTTCTTTTTCTGCCACGATTTGCATAATTTCATTCATCATACTTTTAATATCGCCAACATCTGATTTTACTTTTGCTAATTCAACATTATTAGTTTCTATAACGGAAGTATCTACAGACGGTGAAGATTCAGGTGTTTTACTAACTGGTGTAAAACCCCAATCCTGATCAAGGTCATATTCTCTTAAATAATCTGGTATATCTTTTGCCATTACTTTTTACCTTGTTGTCTTTTTCGGTGTTTCTCTACCACTTGTTGTGTCTTTACTTCTTTAATTGACCGTTTTCTATGTTGTTGTGCCAACTCACTAGTTGGATGAGCGTCAGCTATCCTTGATAGATTATCTTTCCAACCACCATCTGTCTTCATACTAATACCTTGAACACCACTTGATATATTTATAGTGGTAAGTTTCTGTTCAATATGCTTATTCTTTTTCAGAAATTGTTCCTTTTCTGCAATTGACATCATATCGTCATAGACCTTACCTGTCTTCTTATTTTCAAAGGTGTATATTGGCATTAATTTTTGAATGGGTCTTTTACTGTAAAGTGTTTACTAATCACTTCTAATTGTTCTTCATAGTGAGCAATCTCTTTTAATTCTTTTTCAATTGTCTCTATGTGGTCAATATGACTAGCAACACCAACTGGTTTTTGTAAAAAAATTTCTACATTTGATTTATGCTTTGCTATATGACCCTCGGCATGTTTTTTAATTGCCTCTATTATTTGTTCACGCATTTTGTTTTACTCCTTCTATGTACCATTGTGGTATTTTTGCTGGACTTTTCCAAGTAGCAAATCTTCGTTTCTCCATAATATAATACTTTCGATAACTGCCTACTGCGTCACCTGGTATTTTACAATAATCAGGCATTGCTGGTTTAGGGTCAGTTGCAATT